AAAAAAGTTATTTGAGGATTGCCAGTTAAATAAACATCCTGAGCACCATAAGCAACAAGTTGAAGAAGACCACCACCCATTTATGCTATATTCTTTATACTATAATAGGAGAAAAAAAATGTATATAGTTAAATTTAATTTGAATATGCTAAACCACCCATTCCAGAAAGAATGCGTAGAACGTTATAATTAACAGCATACACAAATAATGTATAATCAGCAGGATTATAACCACCAGTACCAGTTACTGCCTTTTCAAAAGTTAAATTTAATACAGCAGTATCAATACGAGACATATTTAAAGTTCCAGATGGTTGATGTTCTTCTGGTTTTAAGGCAAATGAATAAACATTTATACCAGCGTTTGATGGTATATTTTCATGATGTTGATAAGGTTGAACTAAATTAAAATATCGTCCAGGGCGTTCATAAAATCGATCATTTCCATTTAATACTAATTTAGCATTTTTAACAGGATTTGATGGTTGAGTAGTTGTGGTTGGAGCACTTGGATAATTTATATCACTTTGCATTAAACTACTATTTAAATTTGCATTATTACTAATAACATCATCAACAGCACCTGATTTAGTTGTATAATTAAACCAGTTATTAACATTTGTATCAGTATCTTTAGCTATAAACCATATTAATTCTTTGCATGGATGATTAAAATTTAGTTTAGGTTTAATTGAAGTAGATGAAACAGATTCTTGTCCAGTAAATTGTAATTGTTCAATTAAATATTCATGAGATAATTGAGCAAAACGGCGACGTTCATCAGTATCTAAATAAATATAATCAACCCATAATGATGCACTAAAATCAGGCTGACCAGTAGCACCACATTTAATAGCACTTTCAAAATTTATATTAACTTTAACTTCATGATATTGAAGAGCTATTAAAGGTAAAGCAAGACCAATATTGCGACAAAACCAGAATTCGAGAGGTATATGTAAAGTTTTACCAGCAACTGCACCTTTACCTAAACCACCAACCATTTCACTATAACCATATCGTTTAGATTTAGGTAAAGATAATTCATTCCAAATATATAACCAATGAGAATAATGTTTATCTATTTTTTGACCACCAATTTCAATTTCAACATAATTTAAAAGACGAAGACCATAATAGTTAACATAAGAAGGTGATGTACTAGATAAAGGAACTTTAACCTGTAAATACATGCGATTAATTAAATCACCATTGCGTGAAATTTGGCAAGTTACACGAGAACCATATGTTGGATTACCATTGAAAGTCTGTTCAATCGCTTCTAATGCAAAATTTGTATGTCGGCGATATGCAACTTTAAAAAAAGTTATTTGAGGATTGCCAGTTAAATAAACATCCTGAGCACCATAAGCAACAAGTTGAAGAAGACCACCACCCATTTATGCTATATTCTTTATACTATAATAGGAGAAAAAAAATGTATATAGTTAAATTTAATTTGAATATGCTAAACCACCCATTCCAGAAAGAATGCGTAGAACGTTATAATTAACAGCATAAATATTAATAAGACCAGCTGTTGATACAGCTGGTTTAACTTTAACATCTAATATTGCAGTATCAATACGAGACATATTTAAAGTTCCAGATGGTTGATGTTCTTCTGGTTTTAAGGCAAATGAATAAACATTAATACCTCTATTAAGAGGTATATTAGTATGATGTTGATAAGGTTGAACTAAATTAAAATAATTAGCATCTCGAACATTAAAACGATCATTTCCATTTAATTGTAATAAACAACTTTCAAATGGATTAACAATAGTTGTTGCATTGTCATCAATATAAGGTATATAAGTGCCTTGTAAATAATTTTTAATAGTTGAGTTTAATCCTGTTGTAGCTTCTACATTACTTGATACATAGAAATTACCAATAATATCAGTCGCTGTATTTATTGGTAGATAACCTGCTCTATCTACTGAAGGATTAATTGAACCTCTAGAAACAGCAGTATCAATAGTATAATTATACCAATAACTTGCTAATGATGGAGTAGTTTTAGCAACCCATATTAATTCTTTACAAGGATGATTGAAATTTAATTTAATGCGAGAACCAGTAGTAGCATTTAAAGTTTCTTGTCCAGTAAATTGTAATTGTTCAATTAAATATTCATGAGATAATTGAGCAAATTTGCGACGTTCATCAGTATCTAGATATATATAATCAACCCATAAAATCGGATTAGATAATTTATAACTACTTAAATCTGTAACAGTAGTAGCACCAGGATCATATATACAATTATTAGCAGTTTCAAAATCTATTTTAATTTTAACTTCATGATATTGTAAAGCAATTAAGGGTAAAGCAAGACCAATATTGCGGCAAAACCAGAATTCAAGAGGTATATATAAAGTAGTTACATTATCAGTTGCATATACACCACTATTTAATATATCACGATCAGCACCAACCATAGTATCATAAGCATAACGTTTTCCTTGAGGGAGAGATAATTCATTCCATATATATAACCAATCAGAATAATGTTTATCTATTTGTTGTCCTCCAATTTCTATAGAAACAGCTTTTAATAAGCGTAAACCTAAATAATTAACATATGAAACATCAGTGCCTGTTTTTGTTGCATCAGTCGCATTAACTCCTACTTCTAAATAAGTTCGATGAATTAAATCACCATTACGAGATATTTGACAATAAACAGTATTTCCATAATTCGGGATACCGTTAAAAGTTTGTGCAATAGCTTCCATAGCAAAATTTGTATGTCGGCGATATACAACTTTAAAAAAAGTTATTTGAGGATTGCCAGTTAAATAAACATCCTGAGCACCATAAGCAACAAGTTGAAGAAGACCACCACCCATTTATGCTATATTCTTTATACTATAATAGGAGAAAAAAATATATTGAATAAGATATATAAAAGCATATCCGCATTTTTTATTATATATGTTTAAAGATAAAACATCTAAAAAGAGATTTCAAAATGTTGATATAACTCGTGATTTATCAACATTAGATGCAATGCATAATAAGATTATTAATAATTATAGTAAAAAAATAATAGATGATAAAAATTACTTAGATAAGATAAATAAATTAGAAATAAATTATAAAAATATTAATGATGAAATCATAAAATATAATATGGATAATTTGAAAAATGATAATATATATTCTAATTTATGGAACAGTAATATTATAATAAAGGAAGAATTAAGATTATTAAATAATGAAATTAATAATATCAATTATTTTGATGAAATTGAATATTATGAAAATACAAGTTCTATTTTATTTAATTATTATGAAATGTTAGAAAAACAATCATTAACAACAAATTCTTCTTCTAATAATAATAAATATAAAAATAAATCAATATTAGAATCATTTAATATAACATTACCAAAAGAAGAAATTAAAATTGAAGAAGATGATAAAGTAATTGAAAAAAGTGATTTGGTTGACCAATATTTATCAATTACTAACAAATATTATATTAAAAGAAATGATAATAATTGTGATAATACTGAAATATGTCATAGATGTAATATACCTTTAATATGTTTGCAACAGGATGCAATAATGATTTGTAATAATTGCGGATATCAAGAATTATTATTAGTTGAACAAAATAGACCAATATTAAAACAAAATACTAAGGATACATCTCATTTTAGTTATAAAAGAATTAATCATTTTAGGGAATGGTGCAATCAAGTTCAGGGTAAAGAAAGTACTGATATACCAAATGATATTTTTGAGAAGATATTAAATGAAATTAAAAAAGAAAAAATAATCGATACAAAAAGAATAACATATTCTAAGATGAGAGAAATTTTGAAGCGACTAAGAATAAATAAATATTATGAACATATTAATTATATAATTAATAGAATTAACGGAATACCTACGCCACAATTTTCAACAGAATTAGAGGATAAATTATGTTCAATGTTTAAAGATATTCAAGGACCTTTTTTAAAACATTGTCCAAAAGATCGTAAAAATTTCTTATCATATAGTTATGTTTTATATAAATTTTTTCAAATATTAGGATTAAATGAATATTTGAAATTTTTTCCACTTTTAAAAAGTAGGGAAAAATTATATGTTCAAGACCAAATATGGAAAAAAATATGTGAAGATTTAAATTATAAAATTATTCCATCTCTTTAAGCACCAAAACCAATAAGACGGAAACCAGCACCAAGACCAACACCTTGACGAGCACCAGCTGCGATGGATGGTGATAGTAAATCAAATAGAGAGAATAAACAAGCAGCAGTTAGGGCAATCATCCAAACTTCACTAAATTGAAGTTTCTGTTCAGGTAAAACATAAGCGGCTATAGCTACAACAACAGCTTCTATAGCATATTTTAATATACGTATTAAAGCTTCCCAAATATCAAAACTATATGTTGGTTGTTGATTCATATTATACTATTATAATAATATATTTTTTATTTTTTATTTTAAAAAAAATGAATAATGATTATTATTAAATTCATTTATAATAATGAAGTTTTATAATAAAAGTGAAACAATAATAATTGCATTATCAACTTATATTATGATTAAATTTGATTATAAACTTAAAGTTAAATCTAAAAATAGAAAATGATATAAGAATTTTTATTTATATTATATATATATAAATGGGAGAAAACTTAGTATCAACAAAAGAACGAGATTATTTAGATGAAGATAAGCCAATTAGAGGACAAAATTATTGCCTTGTTTCTTTTTTAAGTCCGGAAAATATCCTTAAAGAAAAAGAGGTTTATTATTTTTCTAGATTTATTGATAAATTTGGAAAAGATATGAAAACACTTTTAGACGGTATTGAAACTAAATATCCTGATTCAGCCGAACTTATTAAAACTATTCGTTCAAATCATGATTATGTTTTTAATGCTAATGATCTTGACGCACAATATAAATTTTTCAAGGATAATAATTCACATGAAATTGAAACTGATTTTCATAAAGAAAATGATTTTAAAACTTCTATGAGAGGTATTAAAATTCGCGGTGTTTTTGATACAATGGAAGAAGCTAAATCTCGTAGTGAATTTATTAAACGTCAAGATAATAAATTTGATATTTATATTTGTCAAGTTGGTTGCTGGTGTCCATGGTCTCCAAATCCAAATGATCTAAGTGATCAAGAATATTCTGAAACTCAACTAAATACACTAATGAAGCAATATAAGCAAAATATGGATTCAAAAGATGAACTATTTGAACAACGAAAAGCTGATTTAATGTCTAAATCAAAAGTTTCAAATATTGCCGATGACCTATCCGAACAACAAGACCCATGGATTGCAGCAAAAGAAGGACGAGAAGAAGTTAAAGAAGAAGTTAAAGAAGAAGTTAAAGAAGAAGTTAAAGAAGAAGTTAAAGAAGAAGTTAAAGAGTAATTTAAAGTTCAATTATTATTTTTTTGTATTCATTAAATAAAAATGAAATCAATAGCTATTTTTATGTTATTTATTGGTATTATTTTGATAATAAAAAGTTATTATGAATTAAAATATTCAAAAATGGACAAACCAAAAGAAATAATTAAATATATACCTATTAGTCAATATGAAGAAACATTAACTGATAGTGAAAAATTAGCAGAATTTTATAAAGGTATGTTTGAATTAACACAGCCTAATATATATGACGCAAAAAAAATATAATTTATAATTAATATGGCAAAATTATCAATATTAGATATTGGACATATATTAATAGATAATGTTATTAATATTAAAAATGATAGTAATAAAATTAAATTATTATCAGTATTAAAAAATCATAATAAAGATATTTTAGATAAAAAAGAAGATATAATTAAAAGAACTAATATTTATATAACTAAATATGATATGCCTCGAAAAAATAATAATACTAATTATGATAAATTTTTGAGAACAAAAGGTTTATTATTTAATAAATGGAAACAATCAAAAAAAGTTAAAGATTTATATGAATTAATATCATTACAACAACCTGAATATATTGAAATACCTGATATTTATACAATTTATGCAACTAAATAAACATCACTTGATAAATTAATAAAAAATAATCCAATATTATTTATAAAACTAACTACAAATGCAAACATACCTAATATTCTTAATAAAATCTTCCATAATTCCATTGTAATATAATATGGAAATGATAAAACAGTTATAAATATATTTATTAAATTAAAAATTAACCCAAATATTGGAAGAATATAATAAACAAAAAATTTTAGAAATGATATTTTAAATATACTACAATAGATTGAAATAAAAATACTTACTATGAAAATTATTGTAAAAATAAATCCTAGTTTATTTAAAAGCCACCTTAAAATAACACTCATTTAATATTATTATTTATATAAAATAGAATATAAAAAATAAATGAAAGAACAAGTTTTTAAATTTAATTTTTTTGCGTTTATTATTGCTTTTGCTGTTGGTATGTTTTATGTATATATTGCAGCTCCAAAACCTAAAATAATAATTAAATATCCAACACCTTATAATGCAAATAAAATTGTTTATAGAAATGATAATGATATATGTTATAAATATAAAGTTGATGAAATTAAATGTTCAGATAATGCAATTGATCAACCTATAATATAAAAAAATAAACTTTAATTAGAATGATAAACACTCGTAATTTAATTGATAGATTGTTTTATACTAATATTGGACAGATTATGATAAGTGCTTTATTTGGTATATCATTAGCATTGGTTTTTAATAGAGTATGTAAAGAAAATTGCACAATTTATTTTGCACCTAAACCTGATGAAATTAATAATAAAGTTTTTAAATTAGAAGAAACTTGTTATAAATATACAACCGTAAATGTTCCTTGCAATAATAAAGCATTAGAACCATATGACGGTTATTCAAATGCATCTAATCAATTAAATGAAAAAGGATTAATTGATAAATTATTTGCGTAATTTTTAATATTATATATTTAAATCATATTATTATAATAATGCAGAACCAATCACAAAATAATATGATTACTTCTATTGATAAGATACCATTAAAAACATCAGGAGCTAATTTAACTGATGATATGGCTGATGACCCTATTGTAAAAGATGTTCTAAACGAATTTGAAAAAGAATTATCTTTAAATGAACAAACTATTAAAAATAATTATCATATTAATAATAATATTCCACAACAACAACCTCAAATGCAACAACAACAACCTCAAATGCAACAACAACCTCAAATGCAACAGCAACAACCTCAAATGCAACAACAACAAGCACCAATTAATTATATTGATAATATTTTAGTAACTAAAACATTTATTATATGTATAGTATTAGCAATAATAATAAATCCATATATTTATAATTCAGTTATAACTAATATTCCAGATTATATATCAGTTATATTAGAAAATTATAATTATATAATAAAAATAATATTAACATTTATAATATTATATGCGTTAATGTTTTATAAATTATTATAATTAGTGAAATTATTATCAAAAGCAGCATAATGTTTATTATCTGTATTTAATCCTTGTATGCCATAATAATTATCATCCGTTTTTATTTCTGTTTTATAATTATCATCATTATAAATATTTGTCTGAGCAGCTTTTAATAATTCATTTGATATATAAGGGATTAAAGTGCTATTTTCATTTTTAAGTTCTTTAACATAATGTTCAGGGATTTCAGGTTGGTTTGAATAAGATTTTGGTTTAACATCGCCTGAAAAGTAATTAAAGAAAGATGTTAAAGGGTCATTTGAATTATTTTTATTTTCATTTAAAGATATAAGTGATGGTTCTGATGTAAAAGGAGATATAATTGAAGATAATGAAGGCATTGGTGATGATAATTCAGAATTTTCATTTGAAAATGATTGTTTAGTTGGCATTATTTTTTTCTGATAAAATTTAAAATAAATGATTAAAAATATTAATCCTATTAAAAATCCTATTATTTCATCTACTAGTAATATTATTAATAATATTAAAATAGCTATAAATAATTGATTTGTTTTTGTGTTTATAATAATAGGTAAATCAAAATCCACAATTATTACAAATATTAATAATAATATTAATAGCGCTCTTATAAAATTTAATATCATCTACTATAAATTATATATAAAAATTAAATATATATTTATTAAATGTTGCAAATAATGACATCTTTAAATAATAGAGGGTATGGTATAACAAAGACACCAGAAAATAAAGATTTAATTACTAAAATTAAAAGTGAATTATTGATTAGTCCAAAAATATTTTCAAATTCTTTCACATCTAATGTTAATAAAGAATATCCTATTTATTTAGAAAGTGATAATAAATTATATATTCCTAAATGTTATGGTATTGAAAAATTTGGTTATCCGATTGATGATAAATTGGGTTTAGGTGTTGATTGTCCTTTATTAGATTTTAAAGGTAAATTGAGAGATATTCAACAAGCTCCGATTGATGCGTTTATTGATAATGTTATCACTAAAAAGAAATTAGGAGGTATTATTAGTGTTCCTTGTGGTTTTGGTAAAACAATTATGGCTATTTATGTCGCATGTTATTTTAAAAAGAAAACTTTATTTATTTCTCATAAAGATTTTTTAAATGAACAATTCATTAATAGTATTAAAACTTTTGTCCCAAATGCAAGAATTGGCAAAATTAAACAAAGTAAAATTGATGTTGAAAATAAAGATATTGTTATTGCTACTTTACAATCATTAGCTATTAGAGAATATGACTCTAAAATTTTTAGTGATTTTGGATTAGTTATCATTGACGAATGTCATCATATTGCATCTGAAGTATTTTCAAGAGCATTTAGAAAAATGAATATCCGAATTACATTAGGTTTATCAGCTACTTTAAATAGAAAAGATGGATTAAGAAAAGTATTTGAATGGTATTTAGGTAAATCTGTTTATAAAATTAAGACAGATATTAATGATTGCGATATGATTGTTAATTTACATAAATATTTTGTTCATGATATTGAATATAGTTTTGTTAAAACGATGTATAATGGTACGCCAAATATTGTTGCTATGGTTAATAATATTTGTAATTATAAACCTAGAACAATTTTTATTATTAATTTATTAAAAGATATTCTCAAAAAAGAACCTGAACGTAAGATTTTAATTTTATCTGAACGAAAAAATCAATTAAAAGATATAGAAGAATTAATTGCAAATGATGATATTGCATCTTATGGTTATTATGTAGGTGGCATGAAAATGACTGATTTAGATATTTCAGCAACTAAACAAATAATTTTAGCAACTTATCAAATGAGCAGCGAAGGCTTAAATATTCCAACATTAAATACAGTAATTTTAGCTAGTCCTATAAGTGATATTCAACAATCTGTTGGTAGAATTTTGAGAGAAAAAAAAACAGAAAGAAAATATAAACCTTTATGTATTGATATTTTTGATGATTTTTCTTTATTTAAATTTAAAGGTTATAAAAGAATTAAATATTATAAAAATAATGGTTATTTAATTAATACTTTTATTGATAATGAATTAGTTATTGATTATGCCAATGATGGTAATCATGATGGTAATGACGATGATAATGATGACAAAAAAAAGAAATGTGTATTTATTAATGATGATGATTAAAATCAAAAAAAATCCAAAAATAAATATTTCTGGATTATATATGATTATTTTTACCTGACTAAAATGGCGATTTCTTAATCTTCATTTTTGCCATGAACTCATCTGCGAATGTATCATATTCATTCACAACTTCTGCTTCCTCCATGATATAATCATCAGGGTCTTGGTCATAGATTGATAGATATGCCGTTTTCGTCATAATTTCTTCATCCTCATAAACCTGAGATCCGATAATGTACATAATTTGAAATGTATGAAATTATCTTATAAAGATTGTTATCATTTTTATGAAACTTTACTTTTATTTTAAAGCATTTATATTTATTCACTAACTGTTTCAATATTAATTATATTACTTTTAATATCTAAATATTGATATGTAGATTTGCCAAATGCTCTTGAAATACCAGTATCACAATACCAAATTTGATTATCTTTTAATTGAATTTTATCATAAGATGTATGACCTAAAAACATATAAATAACTCCTAATTCCTTAAATAATAATGAAGTTGAATTTTTGTCATTTTCTTTTCTATTCCATAATAATCCGGCTGGACCTATCATTATAGAATCAATAATTTCTTTATCTTCAATATTTATTTTTTCATTTTCTAAATAATTTTTCCATATTTGATTAATATAAAATATATCTTTATTATGTTTCTTTAAAATATTTAAATGTTCAATATCTAATTTTGCATGACAAAATATCAAATCTCCAATTTTAAAAATAAGTGGTCTTTTTGCTAATATTAATGCCAATGAACCTTTCGGTTTAAATAACTTTTGTCTTATATCACTATTACTATTTTCAGAAACATATGAAAAATCACCAATAACATTCATTAATTCGTGATTACCTATTAAAGAAATACAATAACCTCCTTTTGCTCTTGCAATTAAATTTAAATAATCAGTAAAATAAATCATCTCATAATCTTTTAAAACTTCCCATTCTTCAGTTGAAGTTCTATTTAAACTATCTATCTGATCACCTAATTGAACTATAGTAGTTTCTGGCGGTTCTGCAATCCATTCCAAATTATTATTAATTATTTTTGCATTCACCAATATATTTTTAAATCTCCTTATATCGCCATGAATATCACCAATAATAATTAAACGTTTATGTGAAGGTAATTCATTAATATATTCATTATACATTGATTAATATATTTAGAATAATATTTTATTTCTATATACAACCTCGCATAATTATTATATAAAAATAATTATTAATATTAATATCAATAATGATACTTTCTAAAATATTTAGATTTTTATTAATTATTCCTTTTGTATCTGCATTAACATTGAAATCAGCATTTATTTTACCTCAAATTGTTAGAGAATGGCATCCAATAGCCATTGAAAATAATATTGATAAATCAAAACCATATGTATATAATATTGGTAAATTACCAATGGTTTTATGGTATAATAATAATACTCCTATATCAACTATTAATATTTGCAAACATCTCGGGGCAAAATTAGATAATGGTATTATTAAAGATGGTTGTTTGCAATGTTCTAATCATTTAACATCTTATAATAATTCTGATGCGATTGGTAATATTATTCAAAAGAATGGATTATTATGGTGGAGTTTCAAAAGTTATACAAGAAATCCACCAAAAATATTTAAAGATACAGATAAATTACATCAATCATTTATAGATATTAAT